TCTGTCTTCAATTCTGATTCCGCCGAGAAGTGTCCACCCAAAATATTTCCTGTCGGAAAAAGCCATGAAGGGAATCCAACAGAGGACAGGTTCTTTACCTTTTACTCTACGCAAGGCAAACAAGACCGTTTCACGCAAGGCATCTGCACGACGCTAAAAGCTGTTGGTCCTGCATGCATTGCTACTTCTAGGATGCGTCCCAGAAAGTTCACCCCTATTGAGTGTGAGCGTTTAATGTCCTGGCCTGATAATTGGACTGCATCTGTTTCGGATACAGAGCGTTACAGGCAGTGTGGCAATGGTGTAGTATCCAATGTGGCCGAATGGGTTGGCCATCGATTGAGGGGTCTTTGTGTCTAAACAGATTGATGAGGTTTTGCTTAAGGCTCACGAGCTGACCCACGGGCAGCGTCGTGAAGAGTACAATCATCCGTTTGATGACTATTCTCGGGTGGTTGATATTTTTCGTGCTTTTTCGGGTGTGGAGTTAACTCCTGCTCAAGGTGCGATGTTCATGGTTTCCGTGAAGCTTGCTCGTTTGCAAAATAATTATCGTAAAGATCTTTTGCATGTGGATAGTGTCATTGATGCCGCAGGGTATTTGTGGTGTTATGCCCAGATTGCGGAGAAGATGGAGCACATGACAGCATGAAGCCTTCTTCCAAGCCGTTTGATCGCAATCTTTACGACGCTGATGATTCGGCCAAGTATCAGATCATTGAGTGGTTGCGCTCACAGGGAGCAAAAGCGGAGTTGAATCCTGATCAGTTTGGTATTGATATTTTGACTGATTGGGGTATGCCGGATACCGGTATTGAGGTTGAGGTTAAACATAATTGGCGTGGTCCGGTTTTTCCGTTTAAGACTGTGCATTTTGCTTCTCGTAAGTTCAAGTTTTTGAAAACGCATGACATGGTTTATTTCGCCATGTTGAACCATGAGCGAACACATGTTCTTCTTGTTGATGGTGAGGATTTCAAGTCTGTTGTAACGAAGAACACTATTTATACGGAAGGTGAAACCTTCTTTGAAATACCGATCGATAAGTGCAAAATTGTAAAACTTGAGGAATAGAGACGTCAGCATTACTCCGTCCCACGCAGAGTCGTTCCGTGGGTACAGGAGGCCAGAAACGCCCATTGAGGCGTTGATGATGGCTGGCATCCTTGAGGAGCCTGAAGAGTCCTTGCAAGAAATTCAGCCTCTTCGGGAGGCTGTTGCTAGCTGTATTGAGCAGTTGTCTGAGCAGGATCGTTTCATTATTGATGCGGTTAATTCTGAGATGATTTCTTTGGAAGCTCTGGGTAAGCGTCTTGGTGTTTCCAAGCCGCATGCTTGGCGTTTGCGTAATGCTGCTTACGCTAGGCTTGGGGTTCTTCTTGAGGCCAATGAGTTTATTCGTGAAAGATTGAATTTAGATGAAGATGAGACAGATCACAGTGGGTTTTGATGTTTCGGTCAGCGTGGAAGAAGTTGCTGAAGTTCTTGCAGCTGCGTTTGGCAGTGTGGATGTGGGTCAGGGCATTTCATCGAACGGTCTTCCCCCGGGGTACGTATATGTTAGAAATCAGAAAGCAAGGAAGAAGAATGTCTGACGACTGGATTTACAACATCATCCCCAAGGATGAGGTTGAGCGTATGAATGATGCTGCTTCCAAGCTTGAGTATCACATGTCGGGTGGCATAAGTATTGTTTTGAATTCTGATAATCAATCGGCTATCGATTTGTGTCGTTATTGGCGTGAGGCTCTTTACGGCGACAAAAATTCTTGGGTTAAGGTAGGTTCGTTTATGTCGGGTATTATCGCTACGATTGAGATGCATTTGCATGAGGAGGGTATCAATCCGTATGAAGATTAAATCAAGCTGGCCTCTTGTCGCTGTTCATTGGCAGGATGCGTATGATGGCGAAAACGGTTGGACTGAGGTTAAGACGTATGAGCCGGAGCAGTGTACGGTAGTTACTGTCGGGTGGCTTTGGGAAAACTGTCTTGATGGTTATATGACCATTGTTGGTTCATATATGCCTGATGAGGTTGATGATCCCAAAACTGTGGGTATGCCTGTTCACATCCCTGTTGGGATGGTTTTGAATGTTTATATTTTGGATCAGCCTGAGGTGGTTATTCCGTCAAGGGACCAGAAGGAATCACCAGTTTCTGAAAAGCCTCACGCATCTTCTTCGGGTCATCAGCCATTTCAGGGGAGACCTCTAGATGTATCCAATCTCCACCAGGTGCCCCGTGAATTGTTTCGGTCCGATATTTAGACCAAGCATCTCTGGTGCACATCCAGGCCCTGCCCCACGGCTTCGGAAAGTAATCAAACATTGCCTCGATGCCTAGCAAGTCTGCATTTGCTTGCAATATTTTTAATACTCTGATGGCATCGGGTCGGCCGTTCTTTTTCCCTTTTTTCTTTTCGGGTAGGTGCCTGTAGCTTAGGTCAACTGCTCGGCCGGTTGCGTGGACGCTGAGAGTTTCTTTGCCTCTCATTGGGCGTACGCCCCAGTCCCCGTTGTTCCAAAGTGCGCCGTTTCCAAGCTTCATTACTTCTTCAATGAATACTTTCATGCCGGGGCGCAAGCCTTTAGCTGCACCATCTTTGTTGCCTGTGTAGGGTCGCTTTGCCATGTTTTCTCCTAGTTGTATTTACGTACGGGTGATCCAAGATAGCCAAGCCAAGCGTTAAGCTGTGACAAGCCTTCTTTGCCAAACAATCTTTCTCCTTGGCCAACGGGTGGGACGCCGGCCCTAAGGATCGCTGCAAGCCTATCTTGTGGTGTCTTGAATTCTGTTCCGGTGAATGCGCTGGCACCGATTGCTTGTTCAGCTGGGATCTTGATCAACGGGTTTGCCTTGTTTAGGAATTCCATTGGATCCACAAATGCTTGCAGGTCTTTGCCGATTCTATTGAATCCAAGGTCTGGCATCAGGTACATGCCTGTGCCAAATGGGAGTCTGAAGCCACCCATTTCTTCCACGAATGGTGGGAATGGTGTTTCTGTGTCCGCAAAGTTTCGTTTGAACGATTCGTAGATCAAGTATGGTCGTGGGTTCAGCCACATGTTCTGGATCTGCATTGTGAGGTTTCGGCTGGTCCACAGCCAGAACGGTACGATCTGTCGCATGACTTCGTCTACTGCTGACAGGTCTTCGTAGTCAAAGTAGAATCGTTTTACTCTGGTTTGTGCCAGTCCGACGTCGCCGCCTTTTACGGCGGTGTCGAACGCTAATGCGAATCGCATATAGTTGTCTGCGGCCTGTCCGATTGCTTGGTTCTTTTTGACTAGCCAGTTGTTGTAAATTCGTGATCCACCGGTTGCTTCTTTAAATGTTTCAGAGAAGATACCTCCACCAGATCCAAGCATTCCGAGTCGTGCTGTTTGCAGGGCTGGTACGAGTTCTTGGGGGACGTCTGAGCTTCTAAGGAATTCTGCCCAGCTGATTCCTGCTCGTTTGGCTTTTGCCCAAGCCGTGTAGATTGGGGTGACAGTGATCAGGTTGTCCATGTTCCCGTCAGCCAATGTGTACGTAACTGCGTTTGCAATGGCGTTGCGTACGTGGAATCCTGGTGAGAGAACTGCGAAAGCTTTCCAAGCTTTCGTGTACGGTCCAACGTAATACGCAAGTTTGCGTACCCATTCTGGTGATTCCATGCGTGATCCTGCTTCCCAAAGTTGCATGAATTCTGGTGAGCCTTGGAGTTCTGGGTAGAAGTTGCCAAGTTCTTTCCATCCGGCAAATGTTTTTCTAGATTCTCTGATGGCTTCAGCTACCATTTCTGGTGGTACGCCATCCACAATAACTCCGGACGGTAGTGCGATTCGTCCGTCTTCCATGAGTTTTGCTCCGGATGAGATCATTGCTTCTGCTGCGCCGAGCATCTGGTTGTCAAATTTTGTTTGACCGAACTGTGCAAATGTTTCAAAGAACTGTCGTTCTGCTTCCACTTGGGACAGCATGATGCGGTCAATAAGATCAATCGACTTTTTGTCGCCAATGTATTCTGCGACTTTGCGTGCTTGTTGCAGTCTGTCTTGCACCATCTTGAGCGATCCGTAAATGTCGCCGGTCCGCTTGCTGATCGTGGACATGTCGCCTGAGCTGATCTTGTTGATTTCAATATTGTTCTTCAACGCTTGAATTGTCTTTTCCAGCAAGTCCAAGCTTTCTTGGACGTTGGTCAGCGCATCTGGGTCGCCGGCGTTAATGACGGCCGCAGCCTGGTCGTATTGTGCTTCTAAGCCCCGTACAACAGCCCTTGCTCTGTCGAGCTCGGCCTGTTTTGCGCCCACATCAGAGGGCCTTACAACGCTTCTGAGGTCATTTTCCAGCACTCTTAGACCTTCGTCGTTGATACTGGACGGTGTTCTGAGTTCTGGTGTGAGTTCGGTTGGTACCAGATCCCTGTTGGGGGATGCCAGCAGTTCTTGGGTTAAGCGTTCGTCTGCTGGTTTGGCTTCAAGGTTGGTGGTTCGCCACCTGTTAATTGAGCCATCAGGGTTTCGGTAAACCCCTTCTCTTACGGCTGTTTGTTCTGCGTTTTCGGCATAGTCCGCCCAACCGTAGCCACCATCCAGATCAAACTCGCCCTTTGGTTCGCCTTGACCCATGATGGTGCGTTCGTAAACATTTTGCATGTTTTCGTTTTTGGGTTGCTTGTAAACCTTTTTGCGAAGCTTCTCGCCACCAAGTTTGGGGTCCAGTTCTTCTGGCAGGTTGCCCCTTCGGGCAAGCTCCCGTCTGCGTTCACGCAGTGTGCGTGACACGGAAAGATCCGGAATTTCAACATCCATCTTTTTGATTTCTTCAAGCAAACGGATTTCGTCTTCAAGCTGTTGAACGGTTTTGCGTTCAAGTGGTGTGCCCAAAATTTCTTTGATGCGACCCTGTGTTCTTTCGTTACGGTAACTGAGTTCTCGTAACCATTCCAAACTTTTTTCCTCTGCGGAACGATTCGGTCGTGCACGCTCCGGACCTTTGGTGAAACGCAAAGAGCCAGTCTCATCAATTTGCTTCAGCAGGTTCGATGCAACATCTTCGCCTTCTTCGGTGTAGCCAAGGAACGCCCCGGTTGGTCCACCAGAAATCTGCTGCTCCTTTGTAACGAATCTGCCTTGTGCATCTTGCTTCCAACGCTTCAGTCGGTCAATGATGAGGTCAATTTCTTTTGATGCTTCGGGCATCCACTCATCCTGATCCTGGGCAATCCGTGAGGCTGCGGAATCAATTTCGTCGTTGGCGTTCGCCAATGCGTCAGCTTTTCTTTGTGGGTTGATTGATTTGCGTCGAACATCGGCAGCGATTACACGGGCACGAAACTCCTCAATCTTCTTGAGATGCTGGTATCCGTCGGTCTGCTCAAACGCCTTCTGAATCGCAGCCCTGCGTGCCTGCACCACGTCTGTGGGCGCAACAACATCTGGGCGTTCGGTCAATGTCTTTTGAACGAATCGCTTCAAAGCGTATTCTTCGGATACTTCTCCGCCAAGTCGGGCAAACTCATCTGGGTCTGTTTGCTGGAAAATGTTTTCAGCATGCTTGACAATTGCTCTCAGTTTGCTGCTGGTCGCCGTAGCGACCTCCGCACCAGACATAATCGCATCCCATTCTTCATTGGAGAATCTGATGCCCGGGATAATGTCCGATGTGCCATTGAGTTCGGCCACAATGTAGGCGATGTTTGCTGACTTCTGTTGTGCCTTGGCGATTGGGTACTGGTCGCTGTCAACCAAATCTCGCAATGTTTGCTTCAGATATTCAACTGGTTCAATGTTTTCCGGGACGTCACCAGTGCCTGGTTGTACTGCACGTCGCACACCCTCGGACCTGATCAAAACGTCTTCGTATGCTTGCTGACCAGCTTCGCTTCTCAGGAATGTGCTCGGGGACATGTTGTTGATGTTGTCTTCAAGCAAAATGATTTTGTCGGTGATTCTTGACACCTGTTTGGCGATTTCGTCAACCTCAAGATCAAGATTGCTTTTCGCCGCCTGTGCGGCGTTGTCAATTTCTTCACCCAAACCGTCAAGCATTTTGCCGATAATTTCCTTGATGAAATTGCCGTTGTCGGCAGAGTCTTTGGTTGCAGCAATTCTCAGTGCTTCGGCATAGTTCGATTTCCATGATTCAGCAACAAGACGACCAACATCTTCGCCATAGATTTCTTTCGGGAAGAAATCAATAATCTTCTTGACCACATATTCTTCTATCTTTGTGGGGTCATCAAAAAGCCTTTGAACCGTTGCATTGAACCGTTGCTTCAACGTTCCCTTAGATCCAGAGTCTCCGAACTCAATCAGTACTTTCCGTTTGACGGATTCATATCTTGAATCAATTGATTCCTGTGCGCCACGAATCTGATCAAGATCTTTCCTGGTTTGAGCCAACTCTTTACGATATGTTCGCAGCTGGACCTGCTGCCTGCGGATAAAGTTCTTATACGCTGCACGCTGCTTCGGCTTCAGCTTTGCCAGTTCTTTTGTTCGGTCAGACGACACATCAACGGGCCCACGCTTAGCCTGGTTGATCTTATTTGTTTCATGGATTTCATCCACAATGTCGTCACGCACTTCACGTGCACGCTGAACCATCTTGTATCGGCTGAACGGGTGGCCAATTGTCTCATTGCGACCATACACATTCTGTGGATTCGTCAAACGCTCCAGCATTTCAACATCATTGTCTCTGATCGCTTTGGCAAGAATTGGTTCGGCTTTACGCCGCAAAATCTCATCAATAACATCGTCGCCAATGGTCAGCCCGTATTCGTCAAATACTGCTTTGTATTGTAAATATTCACTTAAGGCAATTTGGCCATGCAACATATCTACAAATTGTCGGACGGTCGCTTTAGGGCTGGCACCCTTGCTGATATCGTCAAAAGCTTTTTTCCAAAGACCAGCAAAAGTGGGTTTTCCCCCACGATTCCAGATGCCGTTATTGAAATCCGTAACAAACGTGGCATCATTGCTAGCAATCCTGGCCCAAACATATCGGGCAATGTTCTTCATTTGCTTTTCGCCAATAATGTCAAACGGCTCATCGGAAAATGCCAACAAGCTGTTCATCACATCGCCATCATTGCCAAGATTAGCGACAGCCTGCGCTGTGGCCGTAGTCCACGATTTGTTTCCAGCCAATGGTTTATCTTTTGGCAGGCCCTTAAGCTTTACAAAACGACTCATGGAGTCGTACAGGCTTCCAGCATTTACCTCGCCGGCGTTGATAAACGCAGGCAGAATATCCTGCACATCTGCCAATGAATCGATTTGTCGTTCAAATCTAGCAATGCGTCTTGCGTGGTCAGCAAAATCATTTACAAGCGCAAGAATTTCCTCTTTGGGTTTTGCTGTCCAATCAGCGGACATTTTCTTTTGAATCTCAACAACTCTGCGAGCCAAACCAGCATACTCATCCGCTAACTTCTGGCGCTGTGCAATAACAAGCGTATTGTTTGACAGGCCATCAACATTTTCCAGCATGTCATCAAACGCTGCAAAGGTTTGTTCAACAGCCTGCAAAGCAGCCTGTTCCTGTTTCAACGCCTCGTCAAGGTTGGCCACAATCGCCACGAGATCTTCATCCAACACCTGTTGACGAAGCAAAGCATCTTTGCGTCCACGAAGGGACCCCAGCATCGCTTCCAGTGTTGCGGTCAACTGCTCCCCAGCTTCGTTGGTTATGCGTGACCAGTTCCTCAATGCTTCGGTGCTGTCTTCAAACGCTTCCTTGGGTCTGTTGACAAGAGCGCCACGTACGTATTCTGGGTCCAGTTCAAATGTGCGTTCCATCCAAGCAACCATTCCTGGTGCTCTGGTTGTGAGTTCTTCGATCATGTCGTAGGTGGCCATCTGTTCGCCGTACTGGCGAATGTAACCGTTCAATACTTTGGCGACGTCAGTCTCAAAAATATCGAAATCAACTGCCTGCTGACCTGTCTTTGACAGCCATGCTTGCGTTGGGTTGCGTGCCAAAGCATTCAGGGTTGCGCTGTCCATTTGTTCTGGTGCCAAGGTGTGGCCGAACCATTCATCGCCGGCTTTCAATGTTCTGCGACGGAACGAGCTTCTTACTCGGCTGTCTACGGGTGGGCCGTAGATCATTTCATCAAATGCTTCTTCGCCAAGAAGGTTTCTCCTTCTTGTCGCCATCTCGGTTTCCACACGTGGGAAGAACCCCTCAACATATCCTGGGGGTGTTGCACCAACCTCAATGGCTCGTCTTTCAACATCGGCTTGCAAATTGTCAAGCACCTCTCTCAGGCGCTTTGCTTTCACAACGTCGTCAAATGTTGCCCCAAGTACGGTCTCCGGATCCACAACATTGTCAATGTACAGACGCATGTCCTGTGTGGTTTCCAGCACGTCATCCAGTTCATCAGCCAAAGCGTCAGATGTACCAGACGAGTATCGTGCAACATTAATACGCTTGTTGTCCGCAATCTGGAGAAGTGTCAAGGTTTTGTCTGCGTCTTCTGGGTCCAGTCTTCCGCCGGCCAAAGCAATTCGTGCGTCACGAACAAAGTCGGGACCGAACTCACCGATGCGTCCAACACCTTTGGGTGTTAACGCTTTGATCAGTGGTTTGATCGGGTCGGAGTTTACGACTCCGAGACGGGCTTTGGTTAATCCACGCTCGAACATTGCACCAACCGCATCGCTCTTCGGCACCTTGACCCTGGAACCAAAGTAATATACGCCAGGTCCACGGATCCCGATATCTTCGGCAACAAACTTCGGCAAAGCCTTCTTGCCCTCGGCCGCAATGTCACGAACCATTGTTTGAATCTCTGCTTTGCTCATTGCACCAGCAGCAATGTGACCGTCACGAGCAAGTTTCTCAACTCGTTCCTTAGCGAAGTTCGCCAGCTTTTGACGTCCTTCACGACCAGTAACCGTTCGACCGAGAATGGATCGGGTCTTCTGCACCTTGCCTGCATCATCAATGAAGGTTGCCCCCTTGGCAACCGTTCCACCCAAAGTGGCATACGTCAACGGGTCCAACAACACATCACCAGCAAAACCGACAACACGCCCCAACCAGCCCTTCATCGGGAAAGCTTTACCAAAACCGTAGGTTGTGTCTTTTGTCTGATTAAACCAGTCTCCCCAACTACCCTTAGTGTTGGGATCAGAGTCCAAAATGTCTACAACTTCCCTGACAGTTGAAATAATTGCGTTACGTGGGATTGCAAGCGTTTCCAACGGCTTCAACAGTTTGCCCAAAACATCCACACCGTCACCAGCGAGATCTTTAACTTCGGTTGACAAAACAACCTTGCTCTTCTTTGTGGGCGCAGACACAGGCACATCCTTGGCTGTGTTAAGGACATTTAGCAGTTCACTGGTTTGTCCTTGGGGACGACGAATACCAGTCGTCCCGGGAATACTGGCTTTGGTCCCCTTTTGGGATTGACCAATCTTTTTTAGATTCTCCAGTATGAATTGTTCGTTGTTTGCATCAGCCATTCGTCACTTCATCGTTTTGCGTACTGCAAGGTTCCGTAAAATGTCTTCCATCGTCGGGCTAAGTCCAGCCGATGTAAGAGCTCCTGTAATGCCCTCAGCCAGTTTTGCTGCCTGAGCCATCTTGTTTGATGCCGTACCAGCAGTACGGGCCTCCACGGCCTCCTTCTGGGCAAGATAAGACTTCTGTGCCGCAGTCTGACCTACGTCCACAAGAGTGTCAAAGTCACCGCTCTTCATCTTGCTTTCAGCAGAGAACTTAGCAAACTTGGCAAGTTCTTTCTTCCAGTTCGTTGGGCTGAACTCACGTGCACGCTTAATCACCGCAGGGTTCGTTTTCTCCATGTCGGTCAGCTTCCTCAAAATGTCGCTACGCTTTGTCAAAACAACATCGCCACCGAACTCGGCTCGAATGTTCTTCAGCTTCGCATCCTCGGCTGCTTGTGCTTCTTCCAAACCTTCAAAGATTTTTGCAAACTGCTTCGGCGCATACTTATATGCATCCTGCGGAGTGAACTGTGCATCAAGCCCACGAAGACCCTGCTTCTCAAACGGGTCCTGCTCCAAACTGAGATCAAGCATCTTTGCACGAACAGCCTGCGATTCCTTGGCAAGATCAGAAACAAACCTTGACCAATCCTTCGGGGAAATGTTCCCACGAAGCTCCTTGTCATTCTCAATTGACCAAGGTGCCTCACCTGCCTTGATACGGCTAGCAGCAATCGCCCTAGGCGAATTAGCACCTTCAGCAGCGGCATACAGCATCGTGGGCGCAAGACGCTCAAAAAGCTGTTCCTCAGTGAACTGTTGCTTGGGTACATAGGTTCCGGTCAGCAAAGCCAAAACGGGGTCAAAGGCGGCGCTAGAAGGGTCGCCAAGCTTGTTTGCCCTAAACATTTGAGCAATCTGTGCTAAAACCCTCTGATCCATACCAAATACCTAAATCGTTACCGTCAGAGTCCCAAGCGTTCCCTTTGGAACGCAGCCACCTGATCCCTTGTCAACGGGGTTGGGGCAACCGGGGCAGCCGGAGCCTTAGGCGGATTAGGGTTCACTCCAGCCGCAATAAGGGCATTAATAATGGCCTGTCGCTGCGCTTCAGCAGCCTGTTCCTGATCGAACTGGGCTTGAGCGGTACGCTCAGCCAAAGCGGTCAAAGCATCCTGACGTGACCGGGCAGCCTGCGACTGATATGCCGCACGCTCCTGACCCAACTGGGTACCAGCAAACGCCGCAGCAGCCTGAGCCTCAGCCAAACGTGACAGATCGGCTTGACGGGATGCACTTCCAAGGAAGTCTGCAAGCGTATTAAACGCACCAGCACCCTGCTGCCCAGCAAGTTGTTCAGCCTGAATTTGTGCCGCCACCTCAGGTGCCGACACACCATACGCACCAAGCATCTGAGCCATCTGATCCTGAGGTGCTGTAACCTGCTGAGTCAAACCAGCAAATGCGTTGTTTGGGTTTCGGTTCAAATAGTCTGTAAGCGCATTGTATGCACCGGTTGTCAAACCGGATGCCGTATCATACCCGGCACCAATGTTCTTCAAAACATTGCCGTAAATCGATTCAATACCAGTCTTTGATGCGGCATCCATTTTGCCGATCCTTGCCAAAGCTGCGTCCACATCTCCACGGTACGAACCATCCTGGAGTTGCTGAATCATAAGATCGTACGAACGCTGCTGACGTGCCTTTTCTTCAGCGTCTTGAGCTTTCTCATACTGCCACTTCTGCAATGCAAGCTTGTCCGATGCTGACAGACCACCACCACCACCTGAACCTCCACCGCCAAGACCAAGTGCGCCAGCAATATCAATGTTTACATTTTGTGCCGGTGTTGTGTCAATGCCACGACTCTGAAGATATGCGGTACGCTGAGCAGGGTTCATTGCAGAAATGTCTGCTCCGTACAAACCAACATTTGTATATTTTTCAGATCGATCTGCTGTGCCTCTACGAAAATCCGAAATCTGTGTACCTGTAGGATCAACGACTCTACCAACAGGCACAAAACCTTCGTCAACATTCGTGCTACGATCTGGCACCGACGTAGGAAATACCTTGATCCGATTTGCCTTATATGCGCTACGGCCCGGGGTTCTCTGGTTCTCTGCCATGTTATGCTCCTGCTCTCAAACGAAGAAGCGCCAAAGCGTCTTCTCGAATCTGACGTGCCTTATCGGTTTCAAGATCCTGCAAATCTTGCGCATATTGTGAACGCAACTGGCGGTTCTGCAACTCTGACGCAGCAGCAGACATATCAAGTTCACGCTGCAACTCAGCAGTGTCCTGCACACGCTTGCGTGAATACTCGGCCATTGCTTTGCGAAACGCTCCGCTACGCACAGACGGGGCCAACAGGCCACGGCGACCATATGATGACACAACCTTTGGTGCACCCTCGTTGTACTGTCGTTGCAGTTCAGAAAGGTTGCGTTGACCACGTTGCTGTGAAATGAACTGGTCATACACATTCATTGCGGACGGTGCAGCAATGTTCTGCATTGCCGCACGCCGACGTGCTTCAAATACGCTAGCGTCGTAAGCCATAGTTTGGCCTTTCTCGGTTGTCATTGCGTCGCTTCATCTGATCTTTAATTTCTTCAATCTCTTTATTGAGACGAGAGATTTCGGCCACAAGCGAGGCAACAATAGTTCTAATTGCTCGGGCATCAGACGACTGTAAAGTCGTTAAAGCGGGAATTTGGATATCGTACATCATCCGAAAATCTGATTCCCCAAAACAATCTGATCATGCTGCCCAAGTTCCGAAGGAACACCTGCGGAATCAAGCTTTGCATAGGTTACTGATCCGTCAGCAATCTTGGTTGTAGTAACAGCATTGGTTGCAATCTTTGCTGCAATAATTGCAGAAGCATCAATGTTGGTTCCATCCGACAAACCATTTACATAGTTTTCGATTGCATCAAAGTTTGCGTTGACTTCTGATGCTTCAGCAATGGTTCCGTTAACGAACGAGTGTGGAATTGTAATAGCCATTATCCTGATACCTTTCTGGTATTGAACTTGTATGCGATGCTGTCAATTCCCCAAAAGAAACCAACAGGTCCAGTAAACAGCAACTGTACTGACCGTGCCAATCCAAGATTGGATCCCCGGAGAACTTGGGCTCCTGCTGCGGCAACACCCCAATAACCAACACCCCATCTACCCTCTCCCCAAAGCATTCCACTTGCGGAAGGCCCAAGAGAAATGTTAAAGCTTTTTCTTTCATTTCCGTCTGCTTCTTCAAAGTTGTGAAACACTTTGACATTGATGGTGCGTGCACTGTCAACCTGCTTGACAACAACATCTGGGCGCCTAAACATTTTCTTCATTGAGTACATACGACCGTCAACCCAGCCTGTCCGGTAGTAGCTGGCGAATCCTGTTTCAACTCCACCCAGAAGATCTTTTTCTTCCGAGTAAACGTCAATCTGAAGAACTCTAGGAATGTTGGGGTGAATCATCAAATACATGTATGATCCATCAGACTTCCTAAAGTTACATCCACCAATTGGTGCATAGCCATCCGCAATAGAATGCGCAACCCACGCTCCTCGGCCAATGCTTGGATCATAAACAAAACAAACACTTGGGTAATCAACACTAGTGGTTTTAGAGTATGGAAGACTCAACCAAACACGACGGTTAATGTATGAAAGATGGATGTTGTCAATTTCGGAATTGTTGACGTACCCTTGGTCAAACATGCCCTTAAGATTGTCGGTCAAGTCGACAACTTGGGTGCCGTTATAGAAATACAATCCCCTTTGGTGGGAGTAGAAGTAAACTCCGTTTTCGGCTACAGCAACATGCTCATGTGAAACAGCGCCAAGTTGTGAAGTAAGTTCAACGACCTGGAAATCTGTTGAATCGTAACCATAAACAACATAGATTGAACTTGATTTGAAAACAACAAGCTGACCATTGATCGGTGCAATAGCGGTTACGCCATCGCTTCCACCCTCAAAGTCAATATAGTCATCTTGCATCCAGTCTTCAGGAAGGTTCTCATGCGACCATCTCACACGATTCGGATAACGAACCGCATCCTCCGTCGTATTTGCTGCAAACAACTTATTTGCATGCACAGCGAGATGCTCGGCTGTGGGCAACTTGCCACCAGTGGGAGTATTGTAAGCTTGCCACGGGTTGGGGTTGACACCACTCGCAGTCAAAGCCGTAGCGTATGTATCGGCAGTAGCCCAACGGTACCCACCATTACCAGCCGTCCCCATCGCTAGATAAAGTGTTTTACCCCATTGAGCGAAGCATGCACCATGCCCAGTTGTGGGCGTAACATCATTGCCGGCAGAATATTGAAGAGTGGTGAAGTTCGTTCCGGTCGACTTATATATCTTTGACTGGGTGCTCAACATAATCGTTGGCGTTTCACCTTGGAAAGGAAAAAGCTTTTGAGGAGTCCACGAACCGCTAATAGCGGTCGTATTGATTTCACGCATCGCACCCCTAGTAAACAATCCGCCACGTGGATCAATTTCAACATTCAACATGTCTGGCGACTCATTGCGAGCCAACTGGAACTGGTCTGCTCGAAGGTTCAGTCCACCAGTAAAGTCATCGTAACGCTCAACGGATACTGCGCTCATTGTCCAAGAGTCGCTCCCAGCGTCTGCAACCAGCGACGCATAGTTGGGTAACGCTTCCCACCAGACATAATAACCGGCTGTGAACTTGATGCCTTCATCAAGTCTCGTCGTGCAAATGCGACTCCTTCTTCAAAGGAGCGCATATACATTGTGCTGAGTTCCATGTCTTCCTGACGCTGGTAAACTCGTGCCAAAACAAAATAGGGAAGAATGGCATGGAACCATTCATCCATATCAATATTCAAAGACGAATTAGAAAGCCAAGTATAAGTTGGATTCCTATAAGCCCTGACAGTAATCGGATACACGCTGTCTGGTTTCGGCCACAGATGGATCTGCCCATCCCAAAAAGAGTAGAAGTATGGTCGGCTTGGCGTGTCAGTGTTTCCGAGCCAAACCTCTTCAGCGTTATTGTAGTCAATGAGTGTAAAACGGTTTCCAGATGGGCTTGTGTCCACAACTGAAATAATTTCCCTAATATCTCCTATTGCGGAAATATTGTATGCTCGCTGGTTTGCCACCGTGTTGAATGTGTACGTTTCCTGAAGATACGGCCAACGTCGTTCAAGGGCATAAATGCGCTGAAAGCCTTCACGGGCAAATTGATCAATAACGGAATCTGGAAGATCCGCTTCATCCAAGTCCGCCATCGAACGGACCTGTGCCCTTAGGGTGGCCAGAGTGATCACTTAGCCAGCCCTTGTGAACGCAGATGCCCCACACAGTAATCAGTTCCCTTGGCCTTTGGGCCTTCACAGGTGTCATCGTTGCCAATGCAACGATTACGGCCCACATAAGGGCCGGATGGTGCCGCAATCTTCGCATTCTCTGTATATGCGAGGCGTTGTCCCGAAACGGGTGCA